TGATTATCGGGGTGGTTTTTTTGCTGCCGCCGAAAGTTCAGAAGGCGATATATACCACTATGCAGCAGATGGTGCTATGGATATGCATATAACGGCACAATTTGCCGTTAGTGGTATGAAGGGGTGTCCTTACGGTTGTGTTTTATATTTCGATACATCTAAAACAATAAAGTATGTTGATCTGGCTACAAGCAGTATATTAAGAACATATAGTTTAACCTCCAATTATGTCAGTTATCCAGATATATTTTGGTGCGACTTAGCTTCATCACAGACAAACTTTGAGAGTCAAGGATCTATATTAATACCACAAACTGCTGATCCTGTTTGGTCAACATTGGCTTGGACGGAAGTACCAAAAAATGGTTATTTTTTACCAAAAAGTAGGTACCATCAAGCAAGACTGACCTTACAATCCAACTATTCGGCAATAAATGCTAAGGTCAATTCTATTAGTATGCAAAAACCTATAAAGATATCCAGTATACAACCAAATAGTGGGCAAGATATGTATATTAAAACAACCATTCCAAGTGATGCTGTATTGGACGACTATTCAGCCAAACTCAAAACTTGGTGGGATATACAAGAATAAATATATAGGGCTCTAATGGCAAATTTGGATTTAAACTCTATAATAAGACCCAACGTTACAAGGGATCTATACAGCGCTATAAATGCGGGGTACTTTGGTATTACAAAGGATTTGCCAGCCTATGTAAATGCTATAATACCCACTAATCTAAACTCAGTAATACATGGTTTTGATATAAGAGATTTACCAGCAACAATTAATGCTGTTTATGGTCCCAACGACATACAATCCACAATAAACCCAATACCCTCCTTAGATCTAAAAAGTAGTATTTCTGGATTTAAAGCACTGAATGCTACCTATAATTTGCACTCTGTGATAGAAGGTTACTATACCTTTAATTTAACAAGTACAATAAAACCTATTATACCCAAAGATTTAAATTCATATATAAATTCTATTGGTAAAACAACTGATCTGAGATCTTCTATAATACCTATGACCATACTAATGAGCAAGGTATTTAATGTGTCCTTGCTTGAATATAAAGAGTTACCTTCATTCATAAATTGTGGTTGTAGACAATCTGGTTATAGTGATTTAAATTCCAATCTATATGCATTAATGAAACTGGACTTACAGAGTTACATCATAGGATGGTTCGGTGACTACGCTAAAAATATTAGAGATTTGAAGTCTTATATAAATGCTGGAAGTGCTTTTGTAATAGATACATTAGATATTCATTTTAATGTGGAGAAGCCCCATACACAATTAAACTTAGTAGTAAATCCAAATAAAACCCTGTATAAAGTTATTGACATTTTGACGGCCGCTTTCTCAAATAAAGCATATGCTACATTAGGTGCATCTATTTATGGTCACCCAACTTCTAAAAATCTAAGCTCATATATTAATGCCCAAGTACAATCTAATTTTAATCCAACCCCTGAATGGATTAAACCCAAAACAACAGAGGTGTTTATAAATTTAACACGGTTTGAACAACGTTGGCAGCGATTTGTTGATTTAATGTTTGGTTCTGGCATTAACGGTGAACATTATTATTTTTACGTTGCGGGCGATGAAAAAATATATAAAGTAGATAAGAATCAGCAATGGACCTTGTGGGTAACAGGCTATGACAAAGACCCTGATAATATGGTAGAGCGCATAAATATTAAACGTAAATTTATATTTAATTTAAGTAAATATAGTTCAATGGATCAAGCCATAAAAGACATGATGTCCAGAGTCGCAGAACCACGCGTAACTAATTTAAATACTTCCATAACAGGAATTCTACCGGTACACGCTGAGTTGACCTCAGAAATCCACCCCATAGTAAAATATACCTGGACAAAAAATCTCAATAGTAATATAATAGCAAATTAACAGCACATTAATTACTTTATATAAAATTATTGACATAAAATAATAATAGTGGTATATTTACAATAATTAATACCTAAAACTAAAAATTATTTTTGTTGACAATGACGGTTTTAATTGTTATAGTGTCATTACTATAATTATGGGGTAACAAGAATTAAACAATAGAATTAAAGGAGAAGTTATGGAATTTTTTATTGAAACACAGGAACTACAAAAGATAGTTAACCAATTAGGTGTATCTGCAAAAGCAAACGCCACTGATAACTCTGGAAGGATTTTAGTGGAAGTGTCAAAGTCTGAGGGTGTTTTATTCACAGTGGTCGGCCCGTCCACGTCACTAACTATTGTCGCCGAGAAAGTAGACATCATGGAAGAAGGATCGGTAGCACTTCTTTATAGTAAATTGAAGTCTTCTATAAACCCTTTTATTTCATGGGACGGTGAAACAGGAACAAAAGGTTTTCAATTTAAATTAACCGGGTCTGACTTAATTGTCAAAGTTAAGACTGTACACATCGGTGGTAAGGCCTCCTCTGGTAGAATCAAATTTGATACGTTTCAAACATATACAATTGCTAAACCAGCGGCATTTAACGATGCAACTTTTACACTAAATTCTAATATGCTAAAAACAGCAATTGGTAAAGTATTGTACTCAATAAATCCCGCAGAAAGCAGAATACCTTTACGTGGTATGTGCCTTACATTCAGCGACAATAAAATTGCTTTTGCTGGTACAGATGGTATGCGATTGTCAGAATATATAACTGATAACACAACTAAAATTTCAGAAGGCACTTATATAATAAGCCATGATTATATTATGGGCATCAGACGCCTTCTTTCAGAAGAAACACATATAGCTTTTGCAATTAATGATGGTAAAATAGCAACTAAGTTCGATAACATAACATATTGGGGCAAACTAATAATAGGACACGATTATCCAATATATGAAAAAGAATTTGCAAAATTTAACCATACATTGCTTATAAATAAAGAAGTTCTCATGAATAGTTTACGACCTTTCATGGGAATCTTAAATGCTGAAGATCACAACAGGTTAACCTTAGATATTAATGATCATAAATTAACTTTATATAATGACTACGCCAATTTTGTTTGCGCAGAAGAATTAGAGGTAGACGCTAATTTATCAATAGATTTAAATGGTGTGTTTATAGCACAAACCATAGATGCTATAAATGATGATAAGTTGCTGCTAAAATTTTCAAATGCTAAGGGGTCGTTAATTATAGATGGCGGTACTTTTGGGGATCAGAAATCCTTAGTTACTTATATAGAAAAAAGGACTTAATTATGGACGAGCTACTTAATAATCTAAATAATTCTTTAATTGACTATGCTCAAAATGATTTTTTATCATCAACTGAAATTAAGCTAGACAAAATATTGAACTGTTGCATTGCGCTGCTCCGTGCTAATGGGTATAAAGTAGCATCACCAGAGTTAAAAAAAGACTTAAAAATTAGTACTTACAAAGATTTACTGCAATATTTTAATAATCTGGTAGCTATACACTATGGTCCAGAGTTTGTATATTATAGAAATGATAGACATATAGCTGGACCTATAAAGAATTTTATTAATAAACGCATGAAAACAACAGGTTTAAGTCTTAAAGCTGCTAAACAAGAGTGCGCTCTAATAATAGAAGTTCTTTTTGATAATCTAAATGAGTTTAATTTCAAAACCCCACCAAGCGTATCAATTTTTGATAATGCAAAATGTTCATGGATTATAGATAAAGTGCTTGGTATTATAAACAACAAAGTAATGAAAACAAGTGCTGATGAGTACATGCGTTTAGTAGATTCTGTTGGTAATTCTTATGAACAAGGCAGCGGTTTATTAGATCTGGATGCTTTATTGGCTGATGCTGATTAAGGAGATATATTTATGGCAAGTAAAAAAGCAGTTGTAGAGGAAAAAACACCAAGTTCCTTAGACGTAGCTAGAAAAGCTATACAGAAAAAATATGGTGATGTAATAACAACTATGGGTGAAAAAAGTGATGCCCCTCCCCCTACAATTTCTACCGGTAGTTTAGGTTTAGACAGTGCTTTGGGTTGTGGCGGGTTTGTTAAAGGACGTGTGTATGAAGTCTATGGTCATCCGTCGGGCGGCAAAACTACCTTGACTATGAGCATAATTGCTCAGGCACAAAAACGTGGTATGACTTGTTGTTTTGTAGACGCGGAAAGAGCAGCAGATCCTAAGCTATTTAAAGCTATGGGGGTAGACATAAATAAGTTAATTGTTGTTGAGGCCTTTACTGGTGATGAAAATTTAGATGTTTTAGAAAGTCTAATTAGAACCGGTGAGATAGACGTAGCGGTGGTAGACAGTGTTTCTGCCCTAATACCCAAAGCGGAGGCTACCGCGGATATGGAAGATCAGTTTATGGGTTTATTAGCGCGTCTTATGAGTAAGGCCATGCGCAAGTTCGTTCCCCTGGCCGGCGAAACAGATACTTTATTGATATTTATCAATCAAGTTAGGAATAAGATCGGGGCATACGGTGATCCTGAGACTACAACAGGTGGTGTAGCATTAGATTTTAGTGCCACCGGTAGAATAAAGGTTTCTGGCGGTGAAGCAAAATCATCTCGTATAGAAGATGCCTCCGGGGAAGTTATAGGTCACCACACTTCTTTTTTAATAAAAAAGAATAAGTTTGGTAAGCCTTATAGAAAGGCAATGGTTCCTTTAATCTATGGAGTTGGTTATGACATATATTGGGAGTGTCTAAATTTAGCATTAGATTTAGGTATTTTAGAACGGGCCGGCGCATGGTATAAGTATAATGGCAACAATATTGGTCAAGGTGAAATAAATGCTTTGGCTTTTTTAAGAGAAAATGAAATTGTGTTTAATGAAATACGTGATTGCATTATAATTGCGTTAGGGTTAAATGTGTACTATGAGCAAAATAGCTGACGACGTACATAGTGTGCTCAAACAATTGTTCCCTTATGATGATGTGGTGTCTGAACATTATGTCTATTATAAGGGAACACGCTTATTTTTTGATTTTTATTTAAGGAAACTAAGTATATTATTTGAAGTTCAGGGCGCACAGCACACTAAATACATACGCCATTTTCATGGTAGTGTTGAAATGTTTAGGGAGCAGAAGCGTAGAGATAATCTTAAATTAGAGTACGTAGCCAACACACCGCCCTTGACATTAGTATACTTTTATGATAAACTGGATAAAATAACAAAAGAGTTAGTAATGCAACGTATATATAAAGCACAGCAGGGGGTAACTAAATGAGTAATATTATAATCCCAGGAGATGTAAATCCATTAAAACGTGGTAAAGACTGTGAAGACTTCGTACCTCTAGATGACGGTAGTCGTTCAGGGGATGCCAAATACTGTGATAAAAGTTTTGATTGTAGACAAATTGGTATGAAGTCTGATCGAGCTGAGATAGTAGATTTGAAATCAGGCAAAGTAACTTCTATTGATTACCTATGTCAAGGGATATATCATAAAATGGGTGAAATGGACCCAGATGAACTTGCAAAATAACTTAGGATAATTCTTTTATGCAAAAAGATTTAAATGCCTCAACCCATATTAATGTAGATAAAGATTTTATAGATAGTATTTTTGCCTATAATGTACGTAATTTAGAAATTACTGATAGTCTTATATTAAGTCAATATGTTATAGCTTTGTCACAATACTTAATATATTTTAAAAGCAAACTAAATGAAAATAAAGTTGAGATTCGCCGAAAGCAGCGTTTTATTGATAACACTATTAATCAGCTCTTAACAAAGGAATTAATAAAAGAATACAAGACTAAGAAAGATGCCTCCGCTTATTTAATAGATAACACCGAAAATTTATATAAAATACAGGTTGAAATGGATGATCTTAAAGATCAAGAATTTTTATTGGATGGTGTTGATAAAACAATATCTGAATTAATAGCTTCATTCAAAAGAGAACTAACCCGTCGGGAGAACGAACAATGGCAGACACGCAAGGAAAGATGATGAGTTTACACGCCGCCAAAGAACATTTTTGTTCTTATATGGATGAGCGCATTTTATTGTCATTGGCTATGAACAACATAGACTGTTTATATACATTAGAGTCCCGTTTAGATAAAACAGATTTTCTTAGTCCTGAACATTCTACCCTATACACTATATTAAGATATATGGTTAGTAGTATGGATATAAAATCCTTTGATATTCCTGCTGTCATTGATTGTGCTAAAAATAATCAAGCATTAGACATGCTTGGTGGTAGTAAATACTTATATGCGTTACATAGTATGGCTTTAAATCCTCAGAATTTAAATGCGCATATAGAAAAAGTTCTAGACGCTAGCGGTAAATACAAACTATATAGCAGTGTATGTCATGCTAACGATTTACTGATGGCTAATAATTCTCTGGCTGTAGATCTTGTAGCTAAAATTGAGGCTGATATTTTAGACTTAGTAACAGGTCCTTCATTAAATGAACCACATGATTTAGCCGAAGGTGTGGTAGATTTCCTAGCAGATCGTAAAGAAAATCCTGTAACTCAAACTGGTTTAAGTACAGGCTTTCCCATTTTGGATAGACAGATCGATGGTTTAACTAATGGTGCTCTGCATGTGATCGCGGCTAGAAAGAAGATGGGTAAAAGTGCTTTTTTAGCCGCCATAGCCAGATATGTTGCTTTTACTTTAAAATTACCTGTCTTATATGTGGACACGGAGTTATCTTTTGAAGAATGGCGTACACGTAATATAGCAGGGCTTTCAAGGGTGGAAGAGCGTAAAATAAAACATGGTAGTTGGAATGACTCGGAAGGCATGTTATTGGACAAAGCTGGTCGTATCATGGAAAAGAATAAATTATTTCATGTATACATGCCTGGGTATAGCGTTGATAAGCTTATAGCCTTATATAAAAAATTTAAATTAAAGCACAATATAGCTCTGGCAATTTTTGACTACATAAAAGAACCTGACTTAAAAAGCGTTAATGGGGAGCGTAAAGAGTATCAAATACTTGGTGATGTAACAACCAAATTAAAGGATATGGCCGGGCAGCTTAACATACCAGTGTTAACCGCAGTGCAATTAAACAGAGCTGCCGATATAGCAGACAGTGATAAAATAGCACGTTACGCCGATATTGTAGCCTATTGGGACATGAGGGATCAAAAAATATTAGAACAGGAAAAAATTGAATTTGGCGAAGACAAAACTCGTGGTAATTTTAAATTGGTCATTAAAGATACGCGAAGAGGCGGCGCCACCCCTGATGAAGGTATAACATACTTCTTTAAAAAACAAAATCTTGTAATTACAGAGACCTTAGCTCCTATGCAGCCAGTAGACTACACAAAAAATATAGTTAACTTTGGTTCAACCACCACAGGAAATATAAATGACGACGACACACTCGTTTGAAAATAGTTTTAAAGATAAATTGCAGTATATTAAAGCAACAGTTGATCCACAATTTTTATTAGAACATTTAGGATTTAAAGTATTTAATAAAAATAGACATGAGCTACGCTGTGCCTGTAAAGTCCATGGTGGGGACAATGAAACTTCTTTTAGATTTAATCTGGAAACACGTACCTGGGTATGTTTTAGTCATAAATGTCATGATATTTATGGTAATGATATTATAGGCTTAATTAAAGCAACCAACGGCTGTAATTTTATGGCCGCGGTAGAGTATTTAAAAAATATGGTTGGTGG